TCTGCCGGATCGATTGCCCGTCTTCATAAAGACGGGCAATCGAACAGCGCTCCTCAATCGATAACTGACGGTATCTCGACATGGCAACACCTGTGTGAGGTGTTGCACTTCGTTTGTGAACTCAGGCCCCGGTTGCTACTAGCCGATCTCAGGGGTTTGGGAAACTCCCGAAATCGCTCGCTTTTTAAGCATTATCACCCGGAATTGATCCTGAACCGCGGTGGGACTAGCGCAAGTCTCCGACGTCCGACTTGCCAGCCGGTCCAAGCTGTGGCAGGGGCGCGCTTCCCGAATGGGGCGCTTAGCTCAGTTGGTAGAGCATCTCGTTTACACCGAGAGACAGGCCCGATTTTCGACCGAATTGCGTTCCCTCCGTATCGAACGGAGGACGAACAAGTGTCGAACGAAACGAAACTCTCTGACCACGGTCTGACCAGTTATTCAGACCGGCGACGCGTCCGGCTCTCAACGCTTCAATCATTCAGCCCTGTGAAGCTATCGGTTCTCGCGAGCGGGTGGGGGACATTGAAGGATGAGCGCATCCTGCATGACCGCTTTGCAGCGCACCGCCTCCACGGCGAATGGTTCGAGCGTCACCCTGACATTCTCGCCGAGGTCGAGCGGCTCTCCCCCCACACTCCCCGGGGAGTATCGGCATGATCGCCCGCATCCTTGTGTGCGGCGGTCGTGACTTCGACGATCAGGATACCGCGTTCGCAGCGCTTGATGGCCACGTCCGGCACGGCGACACGATAATTCAGGGCGGCGCTCCCGGCGCTGACAGGCTCGCGCGCGAGTGGTGCCAACAGCGGCGCTGTCGATACGAGAACTATCCTGCCGATTGGGCCGCCCATGGCCGCGCCGCTGGCCCGATCCGCAACCAGCAGATGATCGACGAGGGGCGGCCGACCAAGGTCATCGCCTTTCCGGGAGGGCGCGGGACAGCCGACATGGTTCGCCGCGCTCGCGCTGCTGGCCTCCCGGTGTTTGAAATCGCCTCCCCCTCGGTGTCCGCATGAACGCCGCCAGCATCGAGGGTGGGGTCGGTCCAGAGCGAGAGGCAGAGCGGAGGGCGGTTGTGGCGCGAGTCGTTGAGGCCATGCGCGACGATCCTTTTATCGACGACGCGCGCCTGCTCGGCACGACGCAACAGGACCAGCGCATGGATCACTACGCGAGCGTTGCCGTTACCACCCTCCGCGCCCAAGTGTCGCAGCTAACGGCTGACCTTGAGGTGGCGGTGGAAGGGCTGTCAGCGATCGAGCAGCGCAGCCATGATGACCCAATGGGCTCGTCCAAGGTGATCGACATGCGGAACATTGCCCGCGCCACCCTCAACACAATAAGGAAGGACGGGTAATGTGGAAGCTGGGTCAAATTCTCCACGCTGCCAGCTATCTGCTCTGGATGCTGATCGGGATCGCCGTCGCTATGTTCGCGCTCGACGGTTGCGCCACGTTCGTTGCCGGTGGGATTGACGCACTGTGAACCGCTATCTCACCAGAGGCCGTCTGTTCGCCGTGGGGATCGCTATCGTGTTGGTGGTGGCTTTGGTGAAGGGTTTGGCAGGGTGAGGCGGCGAGCCGACCGGGAACTCCCGGTCCAAACTCGCCGCCGACGCGACCCCCGTATCTATCTGACCCGAAAGCCACAGAGACGCCGAAGCGGTTAATCCGATGGCCGCGCACTTTCTTGTCGCACAAAACGCGCGGAAACACTAGCTTTTTCTCTCAAATTTGATAGGATGCTCTCATGTGGAAATGGCTCAACCCGTGGCGCGAACTGCGCCAAGCCCGCGAGACAATCGGCGACCTTGAAGCTGAATGCGACGCACTTGATCGCGAAGCGCGAGACGCTCGCCGCAAGGAAGAGATGAAGGACTGGACTAGCCCCGCCGCATATCGACAAGAAGCAGAGTGGCGACCGCTGCTGGTCCTCTCCTCGTATGGGTACGGTTACCCATCTGGCTTCGACCGAAACCGCGTTTATGAGTTTCGCCGGGACGGAAGCGAAGAGGTGCAAACCTATAGGCTCGCGGACCTGAGCCCGTACGCCAATGTCGCTGGCCTTCACTGGCGCGAGGTCGCCTAGCCGAAGCCACCCAGCGCCATCGCCCCAGCGATATAGACTAATCCGACAGCGCATCAGTCCTCGCGTGGGCCCTCCCCGCACATTTCCCGTAAAGCGTGACCACCGCCTCCTCCCAAGCGATCCGCGCTGGATCAATCAACGGGATCGGGGGCAGGGGCAACTCAGGGCAGGGCTGGCGCAGATTTGCCGGTAGCGACGGCGTTGGCCGCGTCAACCGAGGACCGCAAGCTGTCAGCAGCAGGCTCAAGCACAGCGCACTCAGCAGGGACTTGGACATTCCGGTATACCTCGCGGATAGTGGTTTGCGTGCGGTAGGACTGGGTATCGAGAGCGCTACGCGCTTCCTCGTACTTCGCGGCGGCTGTATCGGCTCTGGCTCGCTGCGCAGCGGCTTCCTCCTCAAGCTTCTGCTCGATCTTGGCGATATCGCTGTCAGCCTTCCATGCGCGCACCGTGTAGCCGGAACCGAAGGACACGGCAGCGATCGCAACACCCCCGACACCGTAGAGCCAGAGCGGGATCACAGACCCGTCCTGCAAAGCGCCATTTCCTGACGACGCCGATTGGCAAGGCCCCTGATCTCTTTCCCGCCTGCAAAGCGCCATGCGTAGAAAGCATTGCAGCCACCCTTCCAATCGCCAGCACGGAAGCGTTTCGCTGCGGTCGATTTGCAGAAGCCACCGGTGCCGATATTGTAGGCCAGCGACACCGAGGCTGCGAGCTGCGCGTCTTTGCCCTTCAATTGCGGGACACAGGCAACCACGGGCTTGGCGTGATCCGCTATCTGGGCATAGAGGCGATCCTGGCACTGGGCATCGGTCTGACGCTGGCCGGGCTTTACGTCGCGCGTGTCGCCATAGCAGACGGTCCAGACGCCTACGATATCCCGGTAAGGATCGTTGCGCTTTCCTTCCCACTGCGCGACGAACGGCGCGGTGAGGGCGAGTGCGCCAGCCCCGATCACAGCGATAGCCTTCATCTTTGCCGACGATTCAGGCTTCTTCGCGTCCATGTGCAGGATTGGGTTAGGACGTTTCGCCATTACGCTTCTCCTGCAATTTCGGCTGGTGAACGAGCCGGGCGATCATCGCGAGGCCGAAGATGATGGCTCCAAGGCCAGACACCGCCTGTTCGGGGATCAGGTCATGCACAGCCGACGGCATGGCGTTCCAGACGCTCAGGACGGCGATAGGATCGAAGGTGAACCATGCGAGGATAGCGAGGCCAAGCGCATTGATCTGGACGCTCCAGCTTCGCCACATGGCTTTCCAGTGGGGGATGAGTTTCATGGTCGTCTCCTATTCCGGCATCATCGTGCAAATCCCTCGCCCCCCGGCGAGCGTCTGGCACAGGAAATTTATGCGGTTCGTGGACCCGTTCATGAAACGGATTTGACTCTGGTGAAGGGTATCGGAAGCGCCGCTATCCTTCTCAAGCGCGCTGATCTGGCTCTCAATCTGCTGCCGCCATTTGGCGTCGTCGCTCGTCTTGTCGGCCAGCGTCATGTAGAGGGTAAAGACGCTAATCAGGATGCTCGCCGGAGCGACCGCATCCCTCATCATCTCGCCCCAGCCGTTCCGCCTTTCCGTCATCGACGATGACCGGAATGATATGGATCGCGAGCATGATCGCGAAACCGATGAGCAAGAGCTTTTCCAACCAGCCCACCACAATATCCCCCCAGCGTCAGAATCATCACCATGTCGATCGCCGCCGATCCGAACCACCTCATGGCGGTGAGGTATGGGGTTGGGTCGAAGATGGCGAAAACCGAGTTGAGGAGAGCCGACGCCAGAAACAGGCTCGATGCGAGGCGCTGGAGACGGTAGGGCGGCGTTGGCGGCGTCAGAAGCAGGACGGCAGCAGACAAGCCATTGCACACCACCATGCCGATCTCTGGTGACTGGGGCCGCACGCCAATAGCCCACAGCCCCAGCAATGCGATCTGACAGCCGATCATCACGGCGCCCACCCGCCGCGATCCGCCACGGTTCACGGCTATCCCGATGCCGCCCACCACCAGCGTGGAGATGAGCAGCATCGGGTATATCGCAACCGCTATGGCGTAGGCTTCCGAGAACATGGGGTCACTTTGACGGCGGCGGGGGAGGCGGCGGATCGGTGCCGAAGCCCTGAACCTGCGGGTTCATTGCATCCGCGATGCTCTCCAATGCGACCGCAATACGCTCAAGCAGTTCGTCTTCTTTCTTCATGGCTTTTCTCCTTTTCGATTGCTTCACCCCGATGTCCGAAGGATCGCCCATCATTCCACGACCTCGATGGAGAACCACGACAGGCCCGCCGCGACGGTAATCGAGGTGTCGGCCTGCATCTGGAAATTCGCTTCGAAGTAATCGCCAGCGGTAACGGTCAAAACGCCCGTCCCGACACTGACACTTCCCGCGCCCGTGGGGCTGGCGACAACCTGATAGGCTTGGCCGTCGTAGCCCGCGCCGTTCTTGTTGATCGCAAGCGCCGCGAATTCATTGTTCGTGCCGTTGGAATAGCGAACCTGCGCGCTCAGGCGGACTTTGGTCACACCAGAAGGAACGGTCAGGCGGGTGTTGTTCGTGACATTATCGTGGAATGCATCGGTGTCGTAGACCTCTGCATCCCAAGCGACATTAGCGCCCCCTGCATAGTTTGCCGTCGTTTGGTCCGCGTTTTTCTTCACCAACGCGCCACGGAACGGAGGGAGCGTCGGGGCGGCGACTGGATCTTCCGCAGTGATCGGGTCGATGGGGTCCAGCCCGAGCGATAGCGAAGCACGATCGATGTCAACCACACTCGCCGGGGAGAATGCTGCCTCCGCCGAGTAAACGTTGACGACAAGAGATGTCGCCGCAGCATCAACAAGGTGCGTCACCGTGAACACAGCGAAGCCATCGCCCCTTACCGGCCCTTGGCTGACCGTCGTGCTGCCGCTGTCTACAATCTCGATACGGCCCGCGTTTGTCTCGGAAGCCACCGGAATGTGCATCCACACCGCAAAAGTGACGTAGCGCCCGCGCAGGGCTGGCATATCGGCAGCAGAAGCTGCGGTGATATAGATATACCCCAGCCCTGCGGTGCTCGTGATCGTGGCTGTAGCTGCGTCGGGGCGCGTCTCGAAACGCCCCGCCGTAGTCTGCTGGGTCAGGGTGATGTTGCCCTTGGACCATGTGTTGAAATCGGCGTAGCTGCGCCAAGCCTTCATCAACCGACCGGGAACAACCCCGCCAGCGTCCTGTGCGCCCCGGCTTGCCCGCATCACGCCCCACACGACATCGGCCCACAACTGCGATCCAGCCGCGTTCGGGTGCGTGCTATCGACGAGCAAGTTAGCCAGAGGCGTGGAGGATTGCAGAAAAGCATCGTGGACGTTGATGACGCCCCATCCGCGACGAGCCGCCAGCGGGAACAGCAGTTCAAGACGGCGGCGCATGAAGCCGTCATCGGTCCCGGCTGGGTTGGAGCCGTTGTTGTTGATCGTTGGGTTCTGCCCGATCATTACGACCGGCACGTTGGGAAGCCCCTTGTCGAGACGGTCAGCAATGGCGTTGAACCACGACAACTGGCGGATAGTGGCAGAGGTGTACGGCCCTACCCCCTGAATGTCCGCATTGTGGCCGTAGGACAGCATAACAGCATCAGGCGTCGGAGTGACCACCGCAGCCGTGAAGTCAGTACCGGCAAAGCGGTTGGCGATCGATCCCGCGACAGCCGCAGCCCAAACCGTCAGCGTGCGTGTGCCAGTGCCCGTTTGAATCGTCGTTGCAGCGGCATAGCTCGACTCCGACCAATAAAGAATCTTGATCGTCCATTCCGGGTACGCCGCAGCCACACTCCCGCTGAACAGCAGGTAAATCCATTCGCTGGTTTCGTCCCCGGTGCTGTCGGTGAGGATAACAAGGTTCGCGTCTGCGCTTTGGCTGTCGAGCTTGGAAAGGATGCGATTGAACTGCCCAAGGGCAATTGCGCTGCCAACGCTGCCCTGTAGTGCGTCAATCGCGTCCTGAATGGGGCCAAGTTCGCTGCCGGTGACAAAATCGTCATACGGGTCATCATCGGAGATGACTTCGCCGCGGTCTGACACGACCCGAACGCGGATATCCTCCGGATCCTGCGCGAAGTAGATCGGGATCACCTCTGCGCCAGCCGGGACGATATGGGGGTTAGCAATCGGCGTCGAAAGATCGTCGGTGCTGTAGATCGAAATCTTGGTGGTGGTGCCCGACAGGTAAAAGAAGATCGACGCGCCATCGGAGATGCCGTTGGTGTCGATGACCCGGTTGGGGATGTAGTTATATCGTGCCATGATTGCCCCATAAAAAAAGGCCCCCGAAGGAGCCTTGAGTGTGGTAAGTGGTGGGAATGCGTTACGCCGTCTCGCGCGCCGCCATGCTGGCGCTCATCTGGTACAAGTTTGAATCAGTTATCTTTATTCTGACCTTGGGGCACAGCCACGGCTACGTTGGGTGAGACGTCGTTTGCTGCGTTCAGGAATTGCGCAAAGCGACTTATCTCGCCCGACAATGCGGGTTCCGCCGCCGCAACCGTGCGGAGCCGATCGACATAGGCCTTCGTTTGTTGTGGTGACGCCTGCTTCGGCGCGCGAGCCAACCACGCCGCGAAGCGCGGTGAGGCAAGCAACTTGCCGGTCAAGTACGTTGCGCCGGTCGTCAAGATGAGGCCGGGAAGATTGCCAACCCCATATCCACCCGCCCCGATCAGACCTTGTGCAGCGATGGCGCCGCCCGTGTTAGACGTATTGGCAAAGCCAGCCGAATCCTTGACGCTCTCGGAAATGCGAGAAAGGCGATCAAGGGACTGCCGAAGCTCGGTGTTGCCGAACATCAGCGCCTTGGCCTTTTTGCTCATCCCGTTCCAATTGGTCAGGAACACGTTTGGCGAAAAAACGTCTCCCTCTGCGTTCTGGGCGCCTTTGCGCGCGTGCCCCATGCGATCGATGAGGGTCGCAACCATATCGCCACGTTCGCTTGGAGAAGCCCCAGACAGGACGGTTTTTAGCCGCGCAAAGCCGCCCTTTCCGCCAGCTGCCATCGTCTCAATGGATTTAACAATGTCCTCGCCTGATTTCCCGGAACCGATGATTGGCTCCCACGCGCCGTCGATATCATCGATACGGGCTTTCCACAGGCCATCAGCGCGCTTGAATAGCGTTGCTGCCTTGCCCTTACCGGCTGCGCGCAATCCTCCTTCGAAGTCTGTAGCAAGAGCGTCGAACACGCGCGTCATGGTCGCCTTTGCCGGGGTAGCGCGCAACTCAACATTGCTTGCAGCCTTGCCCGCAAAGGACCGAGCCGTTTTGAGGCCATCGATCGACATGGCTGTGTTCTGTTGAAGGCTGGCTTTCAGCTTGGTCAATTCGTTGATAAGCGGCTGATTGATCTCCGCTGTCTCCGAGAGCTTCGCAATCTCCTCGTCGATCTGTCGAATGCCCTGGTTAGGCTTGATCTTGACGCCTGACGCCTCTTTTTTTGCGGCGTCATAAATTCGACCAATGCGCTGGCCATCGCGCTCGATACCCGCCCGCGCGGACTGCCGGAACGCTTCCCCGGCTTCGTCGGCTGGCATTGCGCGGCCAGAGCGCGCGGCTACACCCTCTACAGCCGATCCGAATGTCGCCCCTTGCTCTTTCGCAGCGGCGCGGATCGGGGCGCTCCCAATGGGAGATTGTGCCATGCCGCTCGTCATGCGATTGGTCACGGTACCCCCGACGTTCGCGGGGAGGGCGCGCACTTGCTCCTGCTGGAAGTCTTGCAGCAGGGCATTGCGCTCTGCCTGCCTTGCCGATGGCGCACCGCGAGCGGGAATGGCCCCCACAATCTTGCCAGTCCCAGCTCCAGCCAGTGCGCCAACACCCGAGCTAAGGAGCGCGTTCGTTGCAGAATCGCGTAGCCCTCGCCCTTCACCCGCGCCAGCTACACCGCCGATAACGGCGCCCTGCTGCGCGAATTGACGCACATTCTTTGCCTGCCCCAAAACACCGGCAGGGGCGAGAATACCACCCGCCAACTCGGGCAACACGCCAGCTTGCTCGCGGCTGATCTTTTGAGCGGCGCGCTCGATATCACGTTCTTTTTTGTAGCCCTCCGAAAAGTCTCCGCCGGTCAGAAGGCTGTGAACGCCAGCGCCAAGCCCTGCGATTTCATCCGACAGCCCGAGCGATATACCGCGGTACAAGCCCGCTTCCCCGCCGGTAGCGTAATCCATGCCGCCTTGGTCTTTGAGAGCCTGTTCCGCTTCCCGCTCGCTGACGTTATCGACGATCTCTGAATAGCCGCTGTTCCAGCTTCCATCAGCGTTCAGGATGCCAATGCGCTGGCCTTGCTCATCATAGGCCCATTTCTGGCCATCTGGCAGGGGGCGAATTGGCCGACCATTGCCGTCAGCGGCAGGATTTAGGACACTGGCCATAGCGCCGCCCTGCTGATCTTCCGTATCTGAAAGACCCGCCTCAGCGAGTGCCGTGTCGATCATTGGGGCGGCGGAACCCGCTTTTAGACGGGCCGCCTGTAAAAGCACCTTCAATTTGCGCGACTTTTCCGCAACCACAGCGTCACTATCGCCAAGGACCGGAAAGTAGCTTTTGCGATACCCCTCAAGCTGCTCCTTGGTATAGGCAGCGCCAGTGCCAAGGGTCAGCGCTGAATCCAGCACATCGAGCTGGTTCGCTTCCACAATCTGCCGGTCGTCGCCTGTCAGGTAATTTGCGGCCGTATCGCCAGCGATCGTGCGCACCGCTTCAACCCCAAATGTGGGACGCGAGCCTTTATGCTGCCCGAGAGCGCGGACGCCATCGGCAAGCCGGGTGGTGAGGAACGCCGCTGTTTTTTCATCGCCGCTCGCATCAACGCCACCGGTTGCTGCAAGCTTGGCTTGCTCAAGGTCAAATTTTGCCTGATCTCGCGCTGCAGCGGCGTCTGCCCTTGCATCATCCCGAGCCGCGTTGGCGTCAGCGACAGCATCACGCTCCAAAGTTCGGGCGTCAGGCACCTTCGGGCGCCCCACGATGATACCCGGCGTGGTCGGCTGCATCGGACGCGGAGCGGCTACCTGCCCGCCGCCGTTAAGCTGCGCCAGCAATGCCGGGTCGGTGACTTTCTGCATTATTGATTGCCCCCAGCTTCATACCATTCGCCATTGCGCTGCACGTAGGTCTTGCCGCCGATTTGCTTGCCGACCTGAATACCCTGTTGCCGCATCCACTGTTGCGCCGCCTGCTGCCCGTTCGGGCCGAGTGACGATTGAATGCGCGCCAAATCCTCAGGGGCGATCACCTTGCTTGTCATCGCCTGTTGGATGATCGGGGCGGCCTGCTCTTCGGAAACGCCGCCCTGTGCGGGCTGCTGGAGAGGTGCCGGCCCACCAGCACCGACCTGTGCCAAAGCTTGGGGGTCGCGCGTGTTGACGAGCATCCCACCTTCGGGAATCACCTGGTACTTCGGCTGGTTTATGTCGATGAATTCCTTCGCCAGCTTCGCCTTGGACACCACGCCCTCGCGAAGGTCGAAGCGTCCCATATATTGCGCGAACTCAGGGCCAAGCTGCTGAACAGTCGCGTCCCACTTTTCCGGCGTGTCAGCCATCAAAGCGGCCTGCCCGATAACCTCGATGCCCTTTTCAACGCCCTTGCGGGTCTGTTCATCAAACCTGAAATATTCATCCGGGGCGACGCCAGCCAAGTCCATCAGGGCTTGCGCGTCACCGCCCGCCGCTGCTCGACGGGTCTGCACAAGCTGTTGCTGTTGCGCCTGCTGTGACTGCTGCTGCTGGACCTGCATCGCCATGCGCGGGTCATACTGCGCGAGGTTCTGAACGACGTTCGGGTCATTGGGATTGGCAACCAATGCCCGCAAGGCGTTGTCGGTTTCCTGCTCACGACGGCGCTGTTGCCCCGCCTGCATACCCTGATTGAACGCCCCGCCGATGTCGAAGCTTTGCAGCGCGTTCCAGTTAATCTGCGTCATTTTCAAGCTCCGCGATGCGATCTTCGATTGCCTTGGCGCTCTTGGCCCAGCCGGGATTATCTTTGCGGGCGGCCAACTTCCGTTTCAGGATAGCCAGCTCCTCTTTCTGGTCGTCGGTCATCAGTAGATCTGCCCTGCTCTGAGGCCGTAAGCGTTGGTCCCGCCACCGCCGAAGCTGCTCCCAAAGATATTGCCGACCGCCCCGCCGATGCTGTTCCCGATGCCCGACCACATATTGCCCGTGGCATTGCCCTGCGCGATCGCCGCGTTTGCGGCTGCTGACGACGCGCTGTTGTTGTTGGCGGTGGTCTGATTGACAAAGTTTGTGGAAACGCCCGCCTGAGCGCTTGCAGCGCCAACGCCGACGCCCTGCTGTGCCATAAGTGCGTTCAGGTAATTGCCGAACTCACCGCTGGCGATGTTCTGGCCGTAATTGAGAGCGGCCTTCGCGGCAGCCCCCGACTGTCCGACGCCCCGGCTGGCATAGCTGTTATCTAGCGCCCGTGTGCCTTCACCAAGGCGGAACTGGTAGCCAGTCGAATTGCGGTAATTGTCGAAAGCGTTCTGATATTGCTGCTGCTGGTTCTGCGGTGCCGCCTGCGTCGTGACGTTTGCCGCCGCGTATTGGGGTTGCGGCGCGTATTGCTGACCATCGCTCCACGAGAGATCGCTGATAGGCTCGCCGTTCCACATCCCGTTCTGACCACGGAAAAGAGCATTTTGGACAGGCTGGCCAGCGCCATTAACAGGGCCGCCATAAGTTGGAGCGGGGGACTGGCCGACGACGGGAGCCGGACCACCAAGGCCAAGCAATGCGTTGATCGCTCCGCTCGCCTGCGTCCCCGTGTTGACGAAGGGAGCAAGCGTCGCCTTGTTCTGTCCGTAGATATCCGCAGCGAGCGCATTGTTCGCCGCGGTTGTGTCGGCTGCTGTCTGTGCCGCTTTATTCGCCGCCTTCTTCTGAGCCTTGGCTCCGATAGCAGCTCCGCCGATCCCGGCAGCCGCAGAGACGCCCGCCGCAATGGCTAGGCCAGTTGCAATCGCCATATCAAAACACCTTCATGTAACTATGCTCAAGCACTCGGAAGCCCTTGCGAGCGTAAAGCTTGCCCGTCGTTTCGGGATTGACCGCCTCAAGGGTGATCATCGTCAAGGAATGCGCCCCAGCTTCGCGGACAGCCGTTTCCAGCGCATCGAGAAGTCGCAGACCATTCCGTCCCTCACTCCACCAGAAAAGCTCCTGCGCCGCCTTGTGAGAGCGATTGAAAGGGTGATCGAACAACACCGCCCCCGCCATGCAGTTCTCACCGACCAGACAGATTCCATTCTCGATCAACCCCGCAAGCAGCGAGGCAACGCTGTCGGGGCAGAAACCAACTTCGACCCCGGACCTGTCAGCAAACTTCCGCCCCATCTCGACCATCACCGGAATGTCGTCGAGCGTGGCGGGGCGGATCACGGTATCGGGTTCGCGTAGCCGGGAGGACGGACAGGCCCACCGTTGTTTGACCCTGCTGCGGGAATCGTGACGGCACCCACAGAATGAATGTCACCGCCCTGAACCGGAGGCGCAGCCGGATCGATGGTGAACGCATATGTCACCGCGCCGCCCGCCCTTGAGGGATCGCTGTAATACACCCGGATAATGTCACCGGAGACGCCGCCGCTGACGTTAGTGTCGCCAACCACGGGAACAGTCGGGTTCAGCGTCGGATCGCCATAAATACGGTCGTGATCTGCGATCGTCACCAAGCCCGTATTGTCCGCCGTGATAAGCGTGCCGACCGGATTGGCCGGATAGCTATTCACCAGCGACGTTTCCGCGCGGGTTTCATCGGTTGCCGCTTGCGCATCGCTCGCCGCCGCATCTGCTGCATCTGCTGCCGTCTGAGCATTATCAGCAGCGGTTTGCGCTGCCGTGGCTGCTGTCTGTGCCGCCCCTACAGTATCGATCGAGGCGAACAGCTCCTTGACCGTCTGCTGCCAGTCGGTTTGAAACTGGATCGTGGGGACGCCCCTTTCGTCCACAATAGGAACCCCGCGCTGGAATAGGTTGATCCGCCTCATCGCGAACGCCCTCCCCCTGCTGCGTTCGCCTCAACTGCCGACAGACGGAAGCCCACCGGATCGGTAACCCGAAACTCGAACAGCATCCCCGGATCGTCGAACATGCCCAAAGCGCGCCATTCTACACGCTCGCGATATCCGCCCTGTTCACCAAGGCTGGTTTCCTCCCAATCCCCCCAGGTGTTGCCAGCATCCCGGCTGTCTCGCATTTCAATCAGCGGATCCGCGTAATCGCCCGACAGATATTCGGTGGTCCCAACCTCCGCAGAAAGCCGCAGGTTGTTGATAATGGCAGTGGCAGCGAGGCGCGAACCGGCACGGAAACGGCGTTCGAACACGCCCCCCGCATCGATATAGCCTTCCAGCTTCCATATCTTGCCCGTCTCGTCGTCGCCAAGTCCCGGCCCTGCCCGCCAGTTGGCCCGACCATATGATTGACGTTCGTTCCATTCGTTGGTCGTGACATCGAGCAGCATCGTATTTTCGTCGTGACGCTGGCAAACGAACTTGTGGCGCTCATCTTCGATCAAAAACAGCCGGTGCGTCGTCGAAGCATTCGACCGCTCGACAATGCCGTCATCAGATACCGCCTGCGGCACATCGGCTAGACGGTATGTGATAGCGTCCCTGCCGATCATGAAAATGGTGTTATCGGTGCGAACGACGCAACCTGTGGCAATTACCCCCTGCTCGTAAACGCGCTGCTGAATTGGCGTATAGGGCAAATCGGGATCGTTAGCCGGCGCCCAAGGCTCGATGCTTTCCGACCCGAAGAAATAGATGACACCGTCCATAACGGTCACATCGCGAAGGGAATCCGGTTCACTCTCTGCCGTAGCAAAATCGAGAGGATCGATAGTCCGCGCATCACCGATGGCCGAGAACCACCAACTATCGCTATCAACCCGCAGGAATATCCAATACCCCGCCGTATAAGCCACCGTGACGACGCCAGCGCCATCAGGAAAGGCGATTGGCTGGTAATCGGTCCCGTTGTAGCTGTAGGCCGTCTGTCCGCGCCCACAGACCACTTCCGTGTCGGACGCGACGATGTAGGCAACACCCGAACCGTCAACGATCCCGATCAGCGTCGAATTGCGATAGAAGCCGCTGCCGCTGATGACGAAGCGGTCACCGCTAAAAACGCCGTCTTTCTGGAGGACTGCCCGAACCGGACCCGTCCCCACTTCGGCGACCTCAACCAGCGCCTTGTGCGACTGCATCACAATGCCATCGGGGCCGGATTGCTCGACGAACATATTGATGACGGGAAGCTCAGGCAGATTGCCGCGCTTCCGGCTATAGGCGCCCTTGCCGTAGTCTAGCGCAGGCATCAGTAATAGCTCGGAGCGGTGGCATCCTGTGTGGAGCCAAGTTTCAGGGAGAGGCTGCTTTCGAAGCGAGCAGCACGCTTAGCCGTTTGCGGCCCGATTTCACCACCGAAGCCTTCGGCAAGATATGCGGCAAGGGCAGCGGCTAGGCCCTCGCGGTCACGGCCAGCTAATGGTGCATCGTCGTCAAGGGTCAGCGCCGTGAGATTGACCCATGCGCCATCCCATATCCAGTTGACCCAACCGCCATTGTAAACCGATATCACCGCAAGATCGCGCGGCGTCTCCGTCTCATCCTCAACCGTAAGCGGGAGGGTGACGGTAAATCCATCAGCAAAAACGCGCTCGCCGGGGTTGGCGTCGTAATCGCTGTCCTGATAAACATCCTTGAGGCGGCCGAACATGCTGCCGGAAACCCAGCCCTCATACATGCCCTGCAAGGCGGACAGGCCTGCGTCTGCCTCTTTCGAGGACGGCATACGGCCCAACGGCACAATGCGCGCCTGTTGCAAGGCGCGGGTGATGATATCTCGACAAGTTACCATCACCCGTCCCCTACTTATTCAGGCTTTTCGGCCGCTGGGGCCTCTTCGTCCTTCGGCTCTTCTTTGGCCTTCGGATCGGGCTTCGGAGCCTTGGCCGGCTCCTTACCGTCGCCAGTCGTGTCGAAATGCGAGTTGCCAGCGAACTTCGCTTCCAACCCTTCCGGCACGGTGACAGACTTGCCCTTGGGGAAAATCACCCCGAACGCTTCGAACTCATCAGGGATGATTTCGTTCGGGTTGTTCTGATCGCCAATGAACTTAGCTTTCACGTCCGTTCTCCTCAGACTGCGGCGACGAACGGATAGGCAACGCCCGGCTCTTCCACGACGTAGCGAACGATGAGGTTCATCGTGCCCGCCGTGCCTGCGCCGGTCGCGAGGCCGGTGACTGCCACCGGACCCATGCCCACGTTCTTGCCCATGATCGTCGAAAGGGCCGTGCGCTGCGGGACATTGGCGACGGTGGTGATACCGTCGAACAGCCCGTCACCGTCACCAGTGATGCCGATGTCACCCACGAACACAGCCGTGTGGATGACCTCGGCGCCAGTCACCACGGCATAGTCGGGCAGATACCCGAACTCGATGGTGTCGGCGTTTGCGGTGATCGGCAACGTGACCTGGAACCGCATGACCTTTTCGTCATTCCCTTCGCCATGGGAGGCGATGGGAGTTTTCTGCGTGATTGCGAAACCTTGGATGTTAGCCATCTGTCAGTTCCCTTCCTTAACTGTCGGCGCTGGCGGAAACGTAGCCGGTGACCACGCTGCGCTGCTTGCCGTTCTGGTGGATCTTCTTGACGCCCAGCAGCTCCTCGATGCCGACGCCCTTGCGGAAGTCGTAATCGGTGAGACGCGTCTTGCTCTGCGGCATCTGGCCCCATGCGATTGCAATGGCGCCGCCACCGGCAAGGTAAGCAGGCTCGACATCCGAAGGACCGGCACCGACACCAGCAAGGACAGGGATTTCCTTTTCCTCGCGGATGATGACGCCGCGGACCAAGAGGTCACCGCCCTGAAACAGCGGGTTGCCCTTGCCGACGCCGCGCTCGCGCGCATCGCGGTCGATCTGCGAAATCGTCGCGTCGTTTTCCAGATCGCGGAAGGTCCGCGAACCGACGAACAGCACGAACCATTCTTCACCAGCCATCTGGTCGTCTTTGTACGGCGTGATGTCGGCGTCGCCGGCAATGCGCTTCATCTTGGTGACCCAAGCATAATTCGCCTTGTCGTTGGTCGTGTCGATGTTGGCGAGCGATGCCGAGTGATCGTTCGTCGAACGGTTCGACAGATCCTTGCCGAACAGCACGCGATCGGTGTTCAGACCAAGCCATGCGTCCTTTTCTGCTTCCGTTGCGGTCGCATAGGGGACGCTCGACAGTGCTGCGTCGTTCTGGGTCATCGCGCCAAATTCGCGGATGATGTCAGCGCGAAGCAGAACCGATTCCCATTCCTTGAGAGCCGGTTTCGCGGCGTCGAGAAGATCGATGTCGGTCTTGAACTGCGTGGACTTCGGAACGATCACAGCGTTACGGCGCCAGTCGATCGACACCGGCATATTGCCGCTGCCCAGATCCTCTTCGTTGCCTTCAAGAACCTGCGAACCCGAGACGCCCGAACCCGTCAGCTTGCCGACGAACGGAACGATGATCGTCTTGCCCGCTTCGCTCTGGAGTTCATACATCGTGACGATGATGTTATCCATGCCGTTGCCCATGTAGGGCGAAAAGCGCGAGGCGCGGGTATATTCACGGAAATACTTTTTCCGCCACCGGGTGATTTCCAGCCCGGAGTTGATGAGAGTTTCCATCGCTTATTTCCTTGCGAATGTCTCCGCAAAGATCTCCTCATCCGATTGAACAGGCTCGGTCGCGGCAGGCCCTGCGGACGGCGCGCTAGCGAGGCTTCGGGGAGGAGGCTTTGCAGGAGATGGATTGTCGGACGGCGTGGGCGCGGGCGTCAGCCCTGCTTGCGCCTGTTTCCACGCCATGAATTGGGTGAAGTCGTCCTGAGTGACGTTGGAAGCGATCTGGTCGCGCTGGTATTCCTTCACGGCATATCCCACGGGATCGCCGCTCTCTCGGACCTTCGCGTTGAAATGGGGGTCTTGGTTGCACTTCTCGAACGCCCACTGTTTTGCAGCGGTCGTCAATTCTTCCCCATATTGGTTCTGCGCGAACCGGTCAGACATCTGGAGCTGCGTCTGGTAAATACGCTGCTCGAAAGTCTGAGCGAGAGCGGATGTATACCCTTCCGGATCCTCGAACATGTCGGGGATCGGCTGGGGCTGAGCGGCGGGCTGCGCTTGGCGCATCCGTTCGATTTCCGCTTGCAGCTCTTTCCGCTTGTCGCGCTCGTCAAGGACGGCCGCGAACGGGACGAATCCCGGTTCAGGCTTTGCAGGCTCGGGTGCGGGTTCAACCGCAACAGGTTCCGGTGCTACTTCTGCGGGCGTTTCAACAACTGGCTCTGCCGGTTGCTCGATCGTTGCCGCGTCGTCGTCCTTGCCGATTTCGGCCAGAAAATCTTCGTCTTCCATGGTTACTCCGTGCCTATTACGCTGGCATAGCGAAGCGCCCGGGCAGCGGCGGCCTGGTCAATGATGCGTTCAATGACAAACGAATCGCCCGTTCCTTAAAAGGCCCCGGCGGCGGGGATGACTGCGCCAAACTGGAATGCGTTGGCGGCGTTCTCTAGCTGCTGCCCCTCTGCCTTCGCCTTGTTGAGCGCGGCGGTCGCGGCCTTGTTTGCGGTGTCGGCTTCCTTCTCTGCCATCTCGGCGGAAAAGGCGGCTTCCTGCATCTGTGCTTGCGGTGCCTGGCCCTGCGCGGCTTCCTGCTTGCGGGCTTCGCGCTTCTCGATAAGCTCGCGCTTCTTTGGCAGGTTGCTGGCTTCCAGAAGGTCGTCGAACGGCACTTCCTGCGGGCCGTAGGTCTGCGCCAGCTTCACAAGCTCGGTGAACTGTTCCTGCTGGACGTTCGCCGTATCGGCTACAGCGTCAATGATGATGTCCATATCCATCGCGGCGGGGCGATTCTTTACCTCAGTCACGATCTGCTGCATCCCAACAGTCGGCCGACCGTCAGGACCCATCACGATGCCCTGGACCTCTTGCACGACAGGCTCGTTCACCGTCATGAACTTGGCAGCGCCAACGTCATCAGTAACGCGGATCGTCTTTTGCTCGGTCCAGAACTGCTTGATGCGGCACCAGAAGCCGCGATAGACGCGAAGTTCCAAGTCCTCGATCCCGCCCAATGCCGGGGTAAGCTCAGTCAATCCCGCCTGCTGGCGAACCAACTGAGCGCGACCACTGGCATCACTGGTACCCTGACCAAGCACAGCGGGGTTCGGCCCCATGCGCTCCAGTTCGGACTTCGATTCCTGCAAGAGATTGATCTGACCCATCTGCATTTCGGCAGTGGAGGTGGGTTCATATCCCATCGGGATGACACCATCAGGTTTTGCGGCTTCCTGACGGGCCACATCAGCGGCGACGTCGGCAGAAAGGTCCGTCTGTCGGATCTGGCGGCTGTTGACCATGTGCAGCAACCGCGAGCGGCGCATGTTGATCTCGTCCTGGATCGGCAGCATAGACTTGACGATGCCGTAGCGGGCATTGTCGCGATCGACGAAACAGCTTTGCGCTATGATCGGATTGCTCGGGGCGCCTTTCTCGTCATGATACGGGCTCGGCCCTTCCTCAAGGATACCGCCGCCCCAGAACACGACACGCTGCCATCCCGGCGCCTGAATATATAGCTCGCAGACAAGAACGCGGTTGCGCTTCTCGTCGCCCCACATGTTCGTGGGCTTGTCCTCATCATCCCACTGCATACCAGCGGGCGAGATGGCTTTCGGGTCGATGTCAGCATCAGGGTAAAGCCCCTTCACCGCATCGACATACATCCACTTGGCGACGCCCATGTATCGGGCGTCCTCGAAATCAGGGTCGCGGCTGTGCGGATCGTAGATAAATTCGCCGTGACGGATGATGCGCGCGATCGGGTCTAGGTCTTGATCAACCTCAATGATGACAGCGGCAACGCCGGTAATCAGATATGTCTTAGCCGCGGCAAGGCGGGTTCGCTGCCACCGGGCCTTCTCTGCGCTATACCGCAATGCGTCGGTGGCAACCTCTGAGGCGTCCTGATCCTCTGCATTGCGCGGGAAGGCTCGGGGATCGGTCTGCCCCTGCTCCAGCACACCCAACACACCATTCACAGCCGGGGCAATGCGGTTGATGTAAATTTCCGGCTGTTTGCGCTGGCGGAGAACTTTTACCTGTTGGCTCGTCAGCTGCTTGCTGTCGTAATAGTCCTGCGCGGTGTCCGCTGCCTTGCGCGCTTCGTCCGTCGCATCACGCGATTCACGATAGAGGCGCTTGACGCGTTCCAATTCCATCAGAGCCACCCCTGCGAACTGGCAATGCCGCTATCGATGACGAAACGAGCCATGGCGCGCTTCAATGCGAGGCGCTCGCCTTCGGATGGGGTTGGCGTGTCAGCGTCATCTACCTGCCCCTCGAAGAATGCTGCGGAATTGATGATGATCGTCTGCGCTGCGGGAGCAAGGCGCTCGAACTCGTCATTGGCGGCGGATTTGATATGATCGCGGCGATAGGCACTGGTCATGTCTATCTCCTACGCCGTGCGCCAATCGCCTTCGGTGCGGTCTGGTGTTGCCCACATGTCTTTGGGTTTCGGCGGGCCGTCTGCTTTTGGCTTCCAACCCGACCGCCGTAATTCCTCGACCGCGTATCTCAGCGCATCGATCGTGTGGTTGTTCTTGTCCTCAAGGACCGACATCACTTCTTCGGTCTGCGGATCAACCTTGTAGCTGTAATCGCGAAGCTCGGCGGCGACGTGCCTGCAACGAGGGTGAACCACGATGTCGAACATCTTGAGGAACTGGACGCCATCCTCCAGCGACCCCGGCCCCTTGACCGCCTCGGTGATCTTGAACCCCTGCCGCTTCATGTAGCTGACCGTCTCGGGCCGTGCATTGTCGGCACGGATGAGGCTGGTCAGTGCTCCAGCGATGCCGGGGCGGCGGTTGTCATTGCTCCAGCGCGGGTTGCCGTATTGATCCTTGTAATCAGCAGGACAGTCGCCAGCGAACAGCGCGGGCGTCTCGTCGATCTCGCAACCAACCTCAACCGCCTCGGCATCAACGAACAGATTGCGACCCACGATGTAGCAACGAACCAAGGCTGTCGGATCTTGAGCAAAGCCCCAGTCAGCGCCAAACCTGTACAGCGCATCCTTGGGCGTCTCGAACTTCTCGACCTTCCAGTCGCGAAACACGCGAGCCACCGAGTTGTGGCTGTAATCGCCGCCCCATACGTGATTATACTTCTCGATGTCGCGGTCGCGGTCATCTTCCATGTCCGCCGTAAGCTCTGGCGGCATCCACGGATTGGCGTCGTAATTCACTTCGACGATAGTGCTGTTCGATGGCGGGTTCGGCCCTCGCAGCAATGCATCAACGGGATCGGTGGGCTTGTTCGGGTTCCAGCTGAACCACAATTCGCTTCCCGGCTTGCGGATCGTCGGGCGGAGCAGGTCAAGCGAGCGCTGACTTAGCGACTGTGCTTCCTCAACCCAAGCAACGTCAAAACCCTCAAGCGACTTGATGCTGTCCGCCGTGTGGTTGAGCATCCCCTGGAATATGATGATGCCGCCGCCGGGCGTCCGTATCTCCGCTTCAAGCACCTCAAACCGATCGCTCAACCCGTGCTTGCGTATCTTGTCCTCGACCAGCAGCTTGACGCTGTTCTTGAGCGACTTCTGCACCTCACGAAGGCAGGCGGCGCGAAACCCTAACTGCGAGTTGGCCCGTGCTACCAGCATCTCCGCGAAGAAGTGGGACTTGCCGGAGCCGCGGCCACCATGCGCGCCCTTGTAGCGGGCAGGCGCCAGCAGCGGTGCGAACTTACGTCCCGCCTTCAGCGCTAGTGTCAACGATTGTCCATTCTGCCTTCTCGGCCTTCACAGCGACAGGGCCACCGTCCTTGCCGGTAAGCTCAGTGCCCTTGATCTCGCGCCAGTCATCAGGGAAGCGCGCAGCCATCGAGCGCGACCAGACAGACGAATTGAACTTGTCCGCGGTCAGCCCGACTTGGCCTTCATCTTCCCACCAACGCTGCGAAAGTTCCTTCGCTCGCGTCATGGCGTCCAAAAACTCTATGTGTTCTGCCATCCAGTTGTGGATCGTCTGCTTGACGACACCTAACTCTGTGGCGATCCATGTAAGCGACTTACCAGCTTTGCCGTATTCGATAACGGCGTCACAATACTCGGGATCGTAAGCGGTCGGTCGGCCACCTGCCATAACGACCTCCATGAATATGACCCGCCGCGATCAGTGCCGACCTGTTTGCCGTGAGGCTTGGTGTGTGTGTCGGTTGATGCGGCGGGAACCGGCTGCGGAAAGGAGCAACGCGCCGGAATCAAAAAAGCCCCAGCGCGATTGCCGGGGCCTTGTGACGCAAAGCGCCATGTTGGTTTTCATGCGCTAACCGGTTTTGTCGATAAGTTCAAGTCTTTTTTGCCACCCTATCGATCACCGCGATTGCCAATTCGATCTTCTCCTGATCGCCAGTCCGTGGGCTGTGAGCGAGCAGGCGATCGAGCCACACGGGGCCTTCGTCAAAGTGACCGTCAAGCACCAGCTCATCAAATGCGCTTCTTTCGCTAGTCCCCTGCAGTCCGATGATATCCATCTGGCGCTTGAGCCATTGTTCGGATTTCAGGTTTCCATCGCCTGACGACCCGCTGCTATCTCCCAAGGTGCATCCGATGCGGCCAACACCAAGCATCGGCCAATAGGCTCGGTACAAAGCGCGGGCCATGTCGAGGCGAAGGCGGGCGGCCTGCGACGGGCGCCCATCCTCTCCCCGGCCCAGCAAACCTGTTTCGAACGCCCTCCCTACAGGGTCATGCCCGTTCGACCGGTAGCGGCGGGCCCGTTCTACCGCCTTGTCATTGCCTGCGGTGCGGGTCGGAACCTTTCCCGCCCTTGAAATCTGACCTGATGGCGTCCGTTTAACTGCCTTACGCGGCCTGCCCTTGCCCATAAACCCAACCTCTGTTATTGAGAATGCGTCCAGCCGGACAGCAGGAATTGAACAGCGCGCCCTACCGCCGTGGGGCGCGCTTTTTCATGCGTAGGCTTTCGACACTTTCGCCAGTTCGGTCCGCAGCGATGCGATTTGTTCGACCATCAGGCTTTCGAGCGTGGAGATATCCGAACGCAGCGCCGATATCTCGGAAGGCTCTTTCAGTTCCCCGAACGCCTCGGCACGGACGGCAGACACCATTGCCGGGGATGCCCCGGATTCATCAGCCACCTTTTTGTCTGACCAACCTTTGGCATAATGCCCTGTTTCGGCATCGAAGTGTTGCGACAAGAGGGTGAACATCTTGGCCTGCGATTTAACAGCTGCGGTTGACGGCTCTGATGCCATGATATTTCCTTTCGATGGTTTGCGGATGCAGTCAGGGCAGACATGCGGATCCAGTCGCCACCCCGATTGTTTGAATTTCTTGTCTATGGCCTCGGGCGGCATGTTGACCCGCAGCCCCAGTTGGCCACTCTTGCGGCATCCTGAGCAAATCAGGTGCGCCGTGATCGTCGGACCGCCGATGCCTGGGCGCGACACCATCGACCTACCGTGCGCGCCTTGCCGATAGCTGTGCTGTGCGTGTCTCAATCGTCATCCTCCACGATCGACACTCGCCCCTCGTCCAGCCACATCAAATCCCACGGCTTGCCGTCAGCGTCGCAGCCATCACGGGCAACGGCCACCTCGGGCGAGCGCCAAAGCCATTCTGTGCGGGCGACGATCTGGCCGATGACGCCGGAGGTTCCGCATTTTACGCGGGCGCCGATTTCCTTAAGCTCCATTATGGATAACCCTCCCTGCTTCGATCATGGCGCGGTAGATATTCTCAGTGGCCAGCGACCATGCTTCCGGCGTCGGCTGATCGTGGCGCTCGATAATCCCGGCGCTGATCATGTCCTGCGTCGGTTCGATGGGTACGATAGCGTAACCCGCATCTGCGAGGGCGGAGATGATGGGCGCGGCGAGGTCCTGCAGGTCGAACAAGCCGCCATCCACGATGCACTTGCGGAGATCATTACTCACATAGACGGCGTTGCTTTTCAGGCCGTCAGCGATTGCCCGCGCGATTGTTTCGGTGATGGTCATGCGAAGAATCCGCCGGGGATGAGCAGGAACAGGATCAGCGCGCATTGGACGAGCGAGATAGGAAAACTAATGTTAGGCTCATTGCGGGGCTTTCCGTGCATCACGGCGCCGAGGCATAGTTTGAGGATCAGCCAGACAGCCGCGACCCATTGTGGCCATTGCCAACTTTCGGTGAAGTCCATCTTCAATTCTCCTCTCGGTAATGGGTCATGGATACGAAACGAAAATCTTGTCGGAGCCGGGGAGGCGGTATTGATAGGACCATCCACACCGTCGGCGTTCATATCGCTCCAGCCAAATCCATGTTTCTTCGAACTGCATCGGAATCCATGCGATCTTGCTCTTCCAAGGGCCGTCGCGGTCATGGGTCACTTTCATTCCTCAATCCTCCAGTGGGTCAGTCGGTGTAGCCGGGGTGGCGGTCAGGGTGCATCGCTCGAGCGCAGTTTTGACATCAGGTCGCGCATCATCGCGGCGACCTCGAGCTGTTCGTCGTCCGGCTCCTCACGGTAAGGAGCGGGCAGGGCTTTGCGTTCGCCGGGGTCCGCTGCTGACTGGTTGCGCCGGATCGCCGCGGTAAGTTCCTGGCTGTCGCGAATGATTGCCGGGACAATCTTGGCCGGATGGTCGCAAATCTTGCGGGCCGTGTTGCAGGCGCTCAGGAATGGGCCGATCGGGATATCCTTGATCTCGGCCCAAGCGGCGATCAGCCAAGTCCTGCGCTCATCGCTCCCCATGCCCGATGGCGCGCATAGCGTCAGACACCGGCCCAGCTCCTCGAGAGCCGTATCCATGTCCAGCGGCTGCCGATGCGAGAAGCTCCCGAGCGCCAGCGACTGCATCGCGGGTCGAAGGGGAATGATGTTGTCCTTGTCGTCCATGTCCGGGGTGCCATTTCTCTGCGTTTTCGATCCATTTGCGGAAAGCTGCCTGCCAGTCCCTCGAGGTCCGGCCCTTGTCGGCAGCGTGGTCGCGGAAGGTTGCTATCTCCCGCTCGAGGCGACCGGGGGGCCAACCATCGACGACGCGCTGCGCTGCCGGGGTGAGCAGGGGCTGCCAATCTTCAGGAAGGGATTTGAGCGGAGCGCTTTTCCGGGCTTTGGGCGCACAAGAAGCTTCAGCTTCTTGTATGGTTCCATGGTTCAATGGTTCTTTTATGTCCCGCTGCTGTCCCGCTGGTGTCTCGGCTGCTGTCCCGCTGGTGTCTCGGGCCATGCTTTCCAAGTCCTGATATTTGTTGTAATTGCAGACGGTTATGACAAGTCGTCCGTGTCCCGCTTCCGTTTCGACCATTGTCTCGGTTTTCAACCGGGCAACGAACCGCTCAACGGCGCTTTTTGACATGTTCCATGCCTCTGCGAGCTGCCGAACAGATGCACAGAGTTGCCCGCGCTGGAGGGTGATGACCTTGCCGCCAACATCGAAAGGTGTGGGTCTCCATGCTGCTCGAGCGACCAGCCAGAAGAACGCGCGAAAACGATCCCCGTCCTTTAAAAGAGGGTGCTCGAGCGCCTCGCGTTGCATGGTGATGAAGCCGCTCACGCCCACCCCCACGCTTCAAGCGTCTCGGCGACGTCTTCAATAGATCGGCAGACAGACACCTTGTGGCCAAGGACGATCAGCCATTCATGACAAGCCTTCTGGTCATCAGAGACGCGACCGCTCTCCGACTTCACTTCGATAAATCCAATCTGCCCCTTAGGCGCAAAAGCGATCAGGTCAGGGAAGCCAAGCTTAAGCCCCTGTCCCTTGAGTGTGTTCATCTGCTGACCGCGGGCTTTGCTATCCCCAGCGAGGACGGCGCCGTTCGGAACGTGCACACTCTCAATCCCGCGCACGGCGAGATATTGGCGTATCATTCGCTGGACGCCGGCCTCTTTTATCATGCTGCCACCGCAAGCAATTCCCGCCGCTCGCGGTGTGCGCGGGCCTTCTCTTCCATCTCGTCATGCGTGATGGCCTGGCCTGCCCAATACCAGTATGCACCGATAGGAGCGGGAGTGCCGTCCTTGTGGCAGCGATAGATAGGGCCGTAGGCTTGCAGATATGCGGCCTCACCGGAATGGCCCGCGGCGATCGCAGTGCCAGCGGTGCGGGGCGAGAGATTCCAGCCAGGCTTGCGCGCAGACTGGATTCCGAGCTTTTGCGCCCGAGCCTTTGCTGCATCACAGGATCGGCCAAGGTGGGCGCCGATCTCGGTGAAGGCCATCGTGCCGTAGTTCGCACGAAGAAACGCGTCATCCTCTGGCGACCATGGGGTGCGGCGGCCTATGACCATCGCCAGTTCTCGGCGCCAGCGCGCTATCGTTTCCCGGCATACCTTGTACTGGACCATCAACTGACGCTCGGAGCGTTCAGAGCCGTAGGTGGCGAAGTCGGCGGGGATCGGGATAGGAAGTGTCATCCTCCGACGCCCTCCCGCATACGGTCCAAACGCCAGTCGCGACGGGACATGAAACGCCCGTCAGGTGCGCGCGGGTTGGCCGGGGCCTTGGGGAATCTCCACATGCGGAGGCGGAAGATGAGGCGGGCGATCATGCTGCCCTCCGAGCCACAGCGACCAAGCCGCCGCGAATTTCATGCAACTTCGCCGCTTCCTGCGGAACGATCGCGACGCCGCCTGGGCTGGCAGGGTGACGGGCCTTTTGATATTCGTGCGCGAAGTCGCCAGCGTGGGAGGCCACCGCATCAAGGTCGCCCTCTTCGGGGCCATTCGTGCCGACATGCTTGCCCGACGGCTCAGTGCAAAGGCTTGTCAGGCTGTCGGGGATGACCCGGCAGACCAGCACGAAATCTGCCAGTGCCATTGCGACCGGCGGCGACCGGCGCCAGCTCTGAATTGTCGGGACAGGGATGCCAGTCTCGGCCGCGATAACCTTGGCGGTGAGGCCGTGGTCACGCTCAGCAAGGCGCAACATGCGCTCTTGGTTTGACAGAACATCTTGTTTTGTTCCGTCACGGTCACGCAAGATCATGTCGCGCTCCTTGGCTATCAGGGTGGGCATGGAAAGGCAGATGGAAGAAGGGGCGGGCAACGCCGTTCACCCCGATGAGGACCAAGCGCGGCTGATTGGCGAGATACTCGCGGAGTTCATCGCCGGGCTGGGGCGCGATCGGGCCATGTTTCCCGGCGCGCTGGTTGTGATTACCCCTGCCGACCGGGGGGGATTGGTCGGCAGGGGCGCTCAGGGGCGACCCAGAGCAACCGGAGGTCATGTGAGAAGCGGGGACGCATTGACGCGCCCCCGCCCTCCGTTCATCGTGCGGTTGTCAACACCAGCACGAGGGGAAGAAGAATGGCCGATCAATCGGTGCGCGTCATCGGAGACAGCGGAAGCCCAGAGGCCGTCGCTTACAGGCTTTGGGAGAGGTTGCGGATCGACCATGACCGCCGGAATTCGCTTGAGCAGGACCTTGGCCTGTTCACGAACTGCCTCAAAGCGGCTAAATCCCAGAGCTACGACGTCAGCCAACCTACTTGACCCCCGCCCGGTCCAGCGCCGCGTTGATCTGATCGCGCGGCGTCTGGCCGGTCACAAAGGCGAAGAAGGCTTCGGCCCGCTCCACCACTTGCGCGTCGTCCGCGTTCGGGCTGTTGGCGAGAGTCAGGCAGGCGAGGGCAATCTCGCGATCCTCATGGGTGCGCATAGTCTTTTCTCCAGTGGTGTGTTGATCCCGCGTAGTCATGGCTATGCGGCCAATGCTTGTGTGCGAGGCCAGAGCAGCGTCGGGCGATCCGTGGCAGGGACGAAGCCCGCCCAATCGAGAGGAAGCGTCGGGTCAATCTTGTGGACGCGCGACAGAACGGAATTGGCCCAATGGTAGCCAAGCGCGTTCGGGCATATCGTGAAGTTCAGGTCGGGCGCGCATTCGGCGACGCGATCAACGACGCGCGCGGCTTTGAAGTGGGCGTGATGGTCATCGACCGGGATGAACCACTCACCGGCGTCATGGTAGCTACCGAGCAGGGCCAGAAGCTCGCGCGTCGGATAACGCCATTCGCCTTTGATTTTGCGGTCATCGGTCGCCGCGAGCATTTCACGTTCGCGCTCGTCTCCCCGAAAGGTGATGCCGACCATGCGGGCAGCGCATGGGGTTGCGGCGCTGAACGTCTGCAATCGGGTGCGCGGGCTTCCAGACTGGCCAATCTTGATCGGCCCGCCGGGAAGGTCGAGTTGCACAACGTAGCCGAAGCGAAAGCCCTTCATGCCGACGCCCTCGCGTCAGCAACAACCTCGCTGATCGAGGACGCATCAATTTTGCCATCCGTCGCGGCCTCAACCTTGAGGGCCAAGTGCGGCGGCCATTTTCCGCTGCTCTTGATCTGGGAGAGGCGGGCCTTGGAGACGCCGACCGCGGCACTAAGCGCCGTAAGGTTCATGGCGTCAGGGCGAGCTAGGTAATCTTCAAGCGTCATGGATATTCGTTTAGACCATCTAAACGTCAGCCACAAGCATTTTTGTTTAGGCAGGCGAAACGACATTGAGCGCGAAGGCGATTATCCTTGGTGGATGACCGCCCCATTCCACGACTGGTATTTGAAAGAATGGCTTGCCACCCTGCGCAAGAAGCAGGCCGACATCGCGCGCGATCTCGATTGGAACAAGGCGCGGGTGAGCCTCATGCTTCGAGGCGAGCAGCAATACACGCGGGACTCGATCAACGAGCTGGCAGCCTATCTAAACATCCGCCCGCATGAGCTGTTGATGCACCCCGACGACGCTATGGCCCTTCGCCGGCTGCGCGAGGATGCCATCAAGATCGCGTCCGAAGCACCCCGCGACGATGCAACGGAAGTGTCGAGCGGCCAGCGCAAGCGCGCCGGATGACCCCAGACAACCACGAAGAGAACGAACAGCGCCCTGGCTATGAAGGCCACTGGGAAAAAATCTTCAATGAGCACCCGGACATGTCTTCGGATTCACGAAGGATAAGGGCGCTTATTCAGGCCGATCACAATACGCAGCGATCGATTGCCGAGCTTCGCAGAAAGCTGGGGGCGGCCCAGTGGAAAATTCACAGGCTAAGGAACGCCACGACTTCCTTGCTTGGCCCAGTGTTATTAGGCGGCATATGGGCGTTCTTCACTGCCCTTGAGCGTGCCGAAGGGGTGTGGTCAAATCTGTTTGTTTGGGGCGCCGGGGCATTTGGGTTCTACTGGCTACGTGAGATTGGCAAAGAGTTTGATGACGTGACCCGCGATTAGCCTCGCTCAACCTCGCGAGAAACTGCTTTCCTACAATATACCAGTGCCCCACACCCGACGAGCCGAGCGCGTCGGGCAAGCCATTGATTCGCAAGCGCCGATCAATTTTGTTTCGTTGATCTAAACTTTTCTCTTGCGCATTTCGTTTAGTGTGTCTAAACATACTCCATCAGCCGAACACCGGCACCGATGGAGCATCAAGATGTCACACAAGGTTGTCCGCACCGCCACGATGGAAGGTTCTTACGGAACCGAACAGGCGGTCGTCACTGTTCAGACCGCTGGCCGCTGGAAAGGCCGCTTCTTCACTCGCGGCTCGGGCTACGCTGGTCGCGTTGCCTATGCGACCCAAGAGCGCGCTGAGCGCACCGTCGAAACCAACCGGATGTTCCGTGGGTGGGCAGCGTGAGCGCCCGCCCCGACATCGATTGGCTGCTTGGCGCGACCGATGAGACTTTTGGCGTCCAAGTTTGGATCGCCCGTATCGAAAACCTGAAAGCCCATTTCAGCCTCATCCAGAGCTGCCTGCCTAACGATAACGCGTGGCTCATTAATCAGGTCGGTGCCGCGATGGCAGAGGCTGATCGCTACATAGCGAGCGCCATTCCCGCCGACGATAAAGCTGAGGAGTTGGCAGCATGAACGCTCCCATCACCCGCATCACCCCTGAACTGACCAAGGCATACGCAGTCAACCGTGCGGCGATCGACCGTTCGCTGAGCTACGAGCGCGCCCGCCAGTCGGCAGCATCGCTCAGCCATGACGAGCAGATCGCGCTTGCCATCCACCTGATCGACTATCTCGATGGCGTTGACGACGACGCTCGCAATGCCGCGGTTGATGCGATGGGGCAGTTGGCGTGAGCGCCCCGGCATCATGGAGCGCTGGCGTACCTTTCCCCCGCGCGACCTACGAGGGTGGCGGCTGGAGTGATGGCCGCCTCGGGCAGGCCTATGACCTCATTGCTGCGGTGATTGAGGATCGCGGCGAGAAGTCTTTCGGCCACCCGCTGCTGTCGGAAATCGAAGCAATGGACGCGGAAAGGGCGATCGCATGACCGCGCAGCACACCCCCGGGCCGTGGGTCATCGAAGATGGCTGGCTCCAGAACGAGCGCGGCCCCTTCATAGACGGTCAATATCTCAGCGTGTGCATGTCAGCGACGCGGTTGGCCGATGGCAACCTGATCACCGCCGCACCGGACATGAAGGCCGCGCTGGAGCATATTTTGGCCGGCGCTCTGTGGCTTCCCCGGTTCGCCGAGGAGGAGGCCCGCGCAGCCCTCGCAAAGGCTCGCGGAGAGGTCGCATGAACGGCGGCGCCTCACAGTTCGCGCGCGTTCTCGCAACGCTTCCTTACGACACACCTCTTGCTGATCGCTGGCACCAGCTTGGCGAGGATATCGAACAGCATGGTCGTGACATTGATGAAGCTCGTTCCGCCCACCGTTCCGACTGTCTTGCTCGGTATGGGGAAGATATCTTTGGAGACGGGAAGTGACGGGCGCTACCCTAAAGGGTCGGGCTGGCGGGCTTCGCCCTGAGCCTGCTGCGCAGTCTCAGCCAGAGGCGCTCATCCCTAGCGCGGTGCATGTTGCTGCCGCCAAGGTGATTTGCCGTTCGGGCAGGTTCGAGACTGGCCAAGGAACGTGCGCGATGCTGTGCATGGAGTTCCTTGGCGACCCTCGCAGGAACGGCTGCCCGCACGCTCTGAAAATCCACGGGAAGCTTGCTCTCGCCGTTCTGGAGTGCTCTCAATGACTATCCTCGCGCTTGATCATCTGATCTTCGGCAGCGGCCATGGTATGCGGTCGCCCTTCTGGGACAACCGTTTCTACTGGCTTGGCGGGGAGCTTTACACCTTCTCGGCTGGTCTGGGGGCGCAGCTTCACAGCGTTCAGTGGACCCACCCGAAACCGGGCGAGCGCCGCAAGATATGCGGGCAGGAATTCCGCCCGTTCTCCAGCTATCGGCGCTGGGGTCGGGTCATGGTGTCGTGGGCGTGGATGGGGCAGCCGAAAGACATGGGCGAGGCCCAGATTGCGATCCGCGCATTGGGGCAGGCTCTCGGCAATCCGGACGCGTTCTATTGGCCGCCTGCAAAAGCGATGAGCGCTCGGCAGAGCCAAGACCGGAACGGGCTTGGTCCGAAGGACGCCAGCGCGGTCGTCGCAGACGATTTACCCAACACCCCCGACCTTAGCACCCCTCTTTCATCAGGGAGTATTGAACGATGAGCGATCTTCTGCCGTGTCCGTTTTGCGGTGCCCCCGCTGAGCGCTTCACCCTAGGCGAAGGCGAGCCAGACAATGCTGGCGGCGATGTCATCACCTGCACCCGCTGCCAAGCCTCCAGCCATGTTGAGTTCGGCCGCAAGGAGAACCTTGTGGACTGCTGGAATACGCGCGCAACTGCCGTGACTAGCGATCTTCGCGAGGCATTGGAAGGCATCATCCATTTCTCCGACGCGGTTGCCTATCGCGATGACACTCTCTCGGTGTCGCTGCGGCAGTGGATCAACCGCGCGGAAACGCTCCTTTCGGAGCAACCGGCATGACCGCTTACACCGACGCGCTCGAAGCATGGAACCGCCAGTGCCATTCCGACGCCCTGCGCGAGATGCAGATCGTTCCCGCAGAGGAAATGCAGCCTGAGACGATTGTCGGCGTCCACGTCGGCTGGGTCGTTCCGATGGCCTTCCTGCTGGCGATTACGCTTGTGGTGATTTGGGCATGATATGCGCTCAAGCACTCCATACGCGGACGGTAGCGACTTTACCACGACGGGCCAGCCGATCGATTGGCTTGACGAGGGCTATTACAAGGTCCGGCTGCACGGCGGAGGCCCCTGGGTTCCCTGCTACGTCACGCTCGAAGACGGCGACCGCGATCCCGACACTTGGGAATTGCTCAGCGACCAATGGCTTTCGGCCATCTGGCACCCGCGCACCGACTCCCCCGACGCCTTTTCAATCAATCCGCGCCGCTTGTTCAACCGCGCGCGCCGCATAACCCGTGAGGAATATTTATGGCTGATCTCACTCCGAACTATCCCCCGGCTGTCGCTAGCGCCGTGATTGCCGTCATGCGTTCGCTCGGCACGCTCGCCAAGGGCAACGAGAACAAGTTCGACAAATACGATTACGCCAGCATCGACGACTTCATCCACTTTGTGCGCGGGCATTGCATCGCCGCTGGCCTGTTTATCGAGCCGAACGAGGCAGCCGAGGCGAAGCTGGTTGATGTAGCCAAGAAAGACGGCAAGCCGATGGCTATGTGGTGGTCGCGCTTCGCTTTCTATCTCGTCCACGAAAGCGGCGAGCGCGCGGGGCCGATATTCAAGACCGTGATGGTTCAGGCCAACGGCGCGCAAGCTGCCGGGTCAGCGCAGTCATACGCGATGAAGCAATTCATGCGCGGTCAGTTCATGATCCCTACCGGCGACGCCGACGACCCCGACAAGATCAGCGTCGATATCAGCGCGCAAGGTCAATCCGAGACCGATTTGCAGCGACAGGCTGGCCGCATCCGCCGCTCGATCCTGACCGCTCAAGACCTCAATGAGCTGGGGCTGGCATGGTCGGACAACAGCGTCAACATCGACCATATCCGGCGCGTCTCTGACACCGCCTATGACTTCCTCGTCAGTGAGTATGAAAAGCGCAAAACCGTTCTGGAAGCGGACGCATGACCGAGGCAGAAGCCAGCACCGAGAAGCTATGGCGACGCGCCTACAACATGGCGCGCTCCCAGCAACGTCGCGCGCTTTACGCGACCGATCCCGTCTGGCGGCTCACCAAGCTAAAGGACAATTGGGAGCGCCGCGAGCGCAAGCGCCGGGGTCTGGCCTGATGGGCGCGCCGGTCAAACACCTTCGCATGAAGCCGAAATACTCGCCCGTGATGAACGCGGCGGAGAAGCGGCACAAGGCGTGGATCAAGTCGCTGGCCTGCATTGGCTGCGGCGTGGTTGGCCGGTCGGACGCTCACCATACCCTGCTTTCCGTCCCCGGCAAGCGCTGGCGGCGAGATCATGAATACCTGATCCCGGTCTGTCCTGACTGCCACCAAGGCAAGAACGGCATCCACGGGATCGGCAACGAGCTGACATGGTGCGAGCGGAATAACGTGGACATTCGCGCCGCGTCAAACCTTCGCGCCGAGAGCATCGAATTGGGGATTTTGACATGCCTCACCGCATAATCAACAGCCAGGATGATCTTGACGATTTCACTCGTCTCGCGAGCAACCTTGCCAGACCCTTCACAGTCGAATGGCAGTTAGGCCGCGACCGCTCGCTTGACCAGAACCGCCTTCAATTCCTGTGGGCGCGTGAAGCTGCCGAGCAACGCGGCGACATGACCGCCGACGAGGTTCGGTGCGAGTGGAAGCTGATTCACGGGGTTCCGATCCTGCGCGAAGAAAGCGCAGAGTTTCGCGAGATATACGACGCCGCGATCAAGCCCCTGCCATACGACAGGAAGATCAAAGCCATGCGCTTCATCCCGGTCACCAGCGAAATGAAGGTGCCGCAGATGGTCCGGTATCTCGACACGATACAGCGCGAGTGCGCCCAGCAAGGCGTCCGCCTGACCGATCCAGACCCCGACCTGAACACATATCACGCGCGCTACCGCGCCAAGGAAGCCGCCTAGTTTCAACCCCGCCGCGTGCGCGGAAACCCGTCGGCGAGGCACGCAGCCCCCACTCGCCGACGGTAGAAAGATTTGACCATGACGTTTTTATCCATGCTCGGCCTGATGAAGATCGAGGACCACAGCCGGATCAAGCTCAAGAACGACGGCCTCGAAGCCGACAAGCGCCGGCTGAACGCGAAGATCGAGGAACTGACGACGAAGAACGGCAAGCAGGCGGTCGAGATTGCCCGGCTGCTCCCCGACGCCGAAGCCCACCGCGCAAAGAAGGCGAAGGACGCGGCGTATGAAGCGACGCGCGTTCGTCCGTCGCGCGCGAAGTCATCGGCGCAGGCATCCAACGATGCTGCACCCAAGGCGAAGAAGGGGGTGCGGTCGTGAGCGCGCAGCACACTCCGGGGCCTTGGCTGGTGTCAAGCGGAAGCCCGCAGCTCGTCGGTTGCGACGGCTTCTGGATCGCCTCGACCATGGGAATCAAAGGGCCTGAGGGCGAAGCCAATGCCCGCCTTATCGCTGCCGCACCTGAATTGCTTCAAGCTACTGCCGCGTGTTTCGCGCTTCTTGCGACCGACGCTCGATATGATGGCAGCGAATGTTTGGAACTGGCGCGCACCGCCATCGCGAACGCGACGGGAATTCCGTCATGACCCGCGGCCCCCAACCCGGTCACGCCGTCATCAGCGGCGGCAAGTCCTATCACATCACAAGCTCGGGAGATTACGTGCCCTATGATCCGGTGAAGTATCATGCGGGGAGGGAACGCAGCCGGTGGGAGCGAAATGGCGTGCGGGCCGACAAGCGGGAGCAGGTTTTGTGATCCGGGGCGGGCAGGGCCTTGCTCTCGCGACGGCGCTTCTAGTGTTGTCCGGATGCGCGCCGAGCGATGCGCGGGACGTCATCATCACCTATGATCGCAATGTCGAGGCGGTGGCGTTCAAGGAATGCATGGCGGCGCTTCCAGAAGGCCCGACGGCGACCCAATACAACGACTGGGACGAGGTGGTCGATAAGTGCAGGGACTATGCCTACGGGCAGGCGAAGCGTTGCGTCGGCACGGTCGAGGGCTGCGGGTTCTACGGCATGACGCCGGACGCCCCACAATCCCCGGACTCTCCCCATGGATAGCCCCCATCTCCTATCGCTGGCGGGGGAAGGCACGCGCCCTTTTGGTGGCTCACCAAGGACGGGGACTTGTGCGTCCGCGATCACTATCGACGGCATTACAGCTCGCGCAAATCGAAGCGAACGCGAGACCTCGTTATCGGTCCCGGTGACAAAATCGTTCTTCGGACAGCCGAAGGAGACGCTGTTTTCGCTTGGCGGCTTTCCCGATACCGCCGAGACGGACAGCAGGGCGTCGAATGCAGCCTCTTCCGAAACGAAGGCCCGATCCTCTCGTCAGTCCTTATCCGACAGGCTGACGCCATCGCTGATTTCGTCTGGCCTGGTATGCGGCATTACACCTTCGTCGATCCGCAAAGCGTCCAATCAGCCAATCCGGGGGCTTGCTTTCGTCATGCCGGTTGGCGGCGATGTCCCGAAACCACGAAGCGCGGGCTACTTATCTTCGAGCGCTTGCCCGCCTGATGCCCGCGCCTCTCAATCCCACAGTCAGACAGAGAGGGGGGAGGCGTGAGCAAGCGCCCGAAGATCACCAGCGCCTATGCCATCGTGGACGTGATGAAGGGCCGTAAAGCCCTTGCCCGCCACCTCGCCAAGCATGGCCCGGTCCGCGTGACCATCGTTGCGGAACTGACCGAACCCTACGGATCCGACGACGGCACCAGCATCGAATTCAACGCCAACGTCATTTCCATCACACCGGAGACCCCCGCATGACCCATTCTGACAAAGCGCCCACCGCTGAGGCGAACGAAGAGCGCGGCGTGTCCATATTGTCCCTACGGGCAATGCTGGAATATGATCCAACTACTGGGCTTTTCATCTGGCGCGAGCGAGGGGAGGGCCTCATTTCCCACGAGGCATCTCGCCTTGGCTGGAATGGCCGATGGGCTGGCAGCGCGGCATTTTTGACAGCCACGCGTCAAGGATATTTGAGCGGGTCGTTGGCAAGCAGGCGCTTCTTCGCGCACCGCGTGGCGTGGGCAATCCATCACGGCACATGGCCCAATGGCCAGATAGATCACATCAATGGCGACAAGGCCGACAATCGTATCGCGAATCTGAGGGTCGTTGATTCAGTTGAAAACCAGAGGAATGCCAAGCTTCGTTCCACCAACACGTCGGGAGTCATGGGCGTGTCGTGGTCAAGGAGAGATCGACGTTGGAACGCCCGGATAACCATTGCGGGTGTTGGCCGTCACTGTGGCGCATTCGTCAATTATGAAGATGCGGTTGCAGCTCGTCTGGCGGCAGAGAAGAGGGTTGGTTTTCACCCAAATCATGGTCGCATCCACTCAATTAAGGACGCCAACAATGGGAACTGACGATCAAATTGCGATGGCGCGGCGTTGCGCTGCGAAATATTGGCAGACCGGAGACCCCAGTGACGAGGCTGCGGCGCGCTCGATCCTGTCCGGTGAATGGGACGATCAGGCTTACACGCAAGCCGCCCTCGCCGCGATCATCGAGACGCAAGAAGCGGACGCGAAGCTGGCCGAGTGGGCGCACATGGTTCCTCCCGACGGAGGAACGCCGACGCCAGAAGAATGCGCGCTCGCCGAAACTATCGCCACTGCCATCCGCGATGGCCTCCACTACGGAAGGATTTCCCATGACTAAACCGCCCGAACCCGTGGTGACGGGGGAGTTGAAGCCGTGTCCGTTTTGTGGCGGGCCTGCGCAAATCCAGCTCGATCATGGTCGGAACACGATTGGCGTCGGGTGCACGAAATGCACCTGCTGTCTCGTTCCGTCGTGGGGTGGCGACGATGCCGAATATTGGGCCGTCAAAACATGGAACACCCGGACAGCCCACTCCCTCCCCGGAGACGTCGGGACAGGCTGGGTCGTCGGAAACAGCAGCGGGACGAAATGGAGGTGCTGGGGCAGCGTTGGCCCCGACTGGACTGACGACCGCGACAAGGCCACCCGCTATGCTCGCCGGATCGACGCCGAGCGCGTTCACGCCGAGGACGACGATGCTTGGCGGGTTGAACCTTTTGCCACCCTCGCACCTTCGTCACCCCGCCTCAGGGAAGTGTTGGAAGATATCAAGGGATATGCTTTCCATATACCGGGATGCGCGCACTTTCGCCTTGAGAACGGCCCGCATGGACTGCGGCACAGCGTTTGCGACTGCGGATTTGTCGAGACCAGCAACGCCGCCGCCGCTCTCACCCCTTCGGCGCTACCGGAGTGCCCGCACGAAGCATGGGAAGATCGCGGAGGCGCAAATTGCTGTGTCGATTGCGGCATATGGTTCGAGGATGCCACCCCTTCGGCGCTGTCCGGCGATGCGCGAGAGGCGCTAGACTGCGAGGGCCTTGGGGATGCGCTGGGCGTCCTTTCGCACAAGCTGCGTATGTCGGGCTTCCTCGCGACCGAAGATGGACACGCTGCCTACGAAAAGGTCGTGGCGGAATTTCAGGCGCTCTCGTCGAAGAAAGGCCCGCGCCATGGATAAGCAGCAAACGAAGCCCGCAGAACTGGAGCGCCTGCAAGAGTGGGCGCGCGTCGGCTTGGCCCTGCATATCGCAGGCAACGCGGTGATCACCATGCGGTATCCAGAAGTCGCCCTCGCCGCCGCCCTCCCTTCCCATCAAGGAGCCGGTGATGAGTGATATCGTCGAACGTCTCGTTGATCCTCGATACTGCGGGCAAGAGGCCATGCGATCCGAAGCCGCCGAAACCATCGTCGCCCTCCGCGCCGAGGTCGAAGCTGCGAAAGCCGATGCCGCACTGGCGCGACAAGGTTACGCGACCGCATACGCTGAGTTCGACAAGAAATGCCGCACGATCAACCGACTGGGTTGCGAAAAGTCAGCGATGAAAAAGGCGTTGGAGAAGATCGCAGAGAACGACGCAGATGGGCTGCACATGTACACGCCGCAAGCGATGCAGGCCGTTGCGGTCGCCGCCCTCTCAACGACGGAGGCGAAATGACCAACCTCGCACAGCAATGGACAGGGGAGGGGGTATGACCTTTCAGTCGATCGCCTCGAAATTCCGCCGGGCGCTGCGCAACGAAACTGGCGTCAGCTTCACCAACGACCAGCTTCGCCTTATGGCTGAGGCCGGATTTCTCGAACATGCTGCCCGACTGGAGGCTCAAGAACTGTGTCCCGTGAAACATCGCCCTTCGAATTTGGCGGCTTCTGGCTCGACAAGAGGCGAGATGGCGCGTCCCCCCATATCTGGCAAATTGCCCGCTACGATGGATCCACTATCCTTTATCGCAGCACTCGGAAGCGCGAACTAGAGGATGCGAAAGCGATCCTCATTGCTCACGCCGCCAAAGCGCAGGCCAAGGGCAAGCAGGACACCGACACGGCCATGGTTGCCCCGCTGCTGCACCTCTATTGGGAGGAGCACGGCAAAGGCGTCATTCGCCCCGGCCAGATTGCCAGCTCGATCCGCCAGTTCATCGGCTTCATGCTGCAAGACGAGATCGGCGCCATGGCAACCGTGAGCCAGTTGACCCCGCAGACGCTCAAGCGCTTCCGCGAATGGCGGATGGGGCCGCACGAATATGCGGTGCCGTGGGATGGCGAGGTCATCAGCCACAAGTCGAAAGGCGTGAAGGGCGAGAGCGTCCAGCGCAACATCGACGATATCCGAGCGGCGATGCACCACCATGAGAATGAGAACCGCATCACGGCGCCGCGGATTCAGTCGGTGCCGGATGAACTGCGAAGCCAGCCGCGCGACCTGCTGCTTGATCTGCAACAACTTGGCGCGATGATCGGCTTTGCGCGAATGCTGCCAGACAAGGATCTATACCGCTTCATCCTGCTGATGATGGCGACGTGCGCGCGGTCCGAGGTGGCGGCGCTGTTCGATCCTGGCACCCAATATAGCCCCAAGACGGGCATCATCGACCTGCACCCTGCGAACCGGCTGCGCTCGCACAAGCGCAATACGCTGGTCCCGGCGATCGATCCGTTCAAGGTCGTTCTCGACGAGTGGGTGGCCGCAGGAGCGACGCCGGCGAAGTCGCGCAAGAAGACATGGAACACGATGCGCGCCGCGCTTGATCTGCCCGAAGAGATACTGCCGACGACGATCCGGCACACGGTCGCGACCATGCTTCGCAACGATCCCAAGACGCCGACAAACCTGATTGACGAGTTCATGGGGCATGTCGATCTGGACCCGACGACGCTGCGCTATGCGAAGCTCAGCACAAAATATCTCGCCGAAATAAAACCGGGGCTGGCCAAAATCTGGAAAGGCGCTATGCGGGAGGCTGACCGATGGGCCTCTGACCATTCTCTGACCATCCCGCAGCGCGGCGTTAAACTTTCTGTTGTGACGCGAGGCAGGAAATGCTAG